GGAGACAAAGTAATACCCGCCTGTAAAGCAGGAGCAGCCCCAAAAACGGTTTTGTAAATTTCCTCGTTACTTAATCCAGCTAATCTTGGGTCACTTTTTGAAACGGGAAAATCTCCATACGGTCCTTTAAGTGTTAATATATCGTCTGTTTCTGAGACAACAAAATCAGAAGGCCCAACACCAAACCGCCCACCAGTAGCCGTTGTTACAGTAAACGGCCTAAACTGGGACATATCTACGGCTTCTTGTGCAATTCCTACGGCACCGGGAATCCTAGTCTTTTGTCCAGTCACAGGGTCTGTAAAAGTTGTTCCAGCCAGCGACTGTTCACCAATGTCTTGGAGCCTGCCATAAGCGTCTGTAATTAACGCTGTGCCGCCAATGCCTAAGCCTAGGTTTTTATAAGTATCTGGGTTTGAAAACAAACCAGCGGCTAAAGAAATACCAGACTGAAGCCATGATGGTACAGCAGTTGGAGTGCTGGTTGTAGCGGCTGGGTTTGTAGGTCCACCTGTAATCATCAGTAAGTCCCTCCGTCAATCGTACCTGTAGACAGAGTTCCCGTAAGTGTCAAGTTAGGGATCGTCACAGTGCCCGTGAATGTAGGAGAAGCTAAGTCAGCTTTGGTTGCAATCGCTGTTGAAATAGCGGTGAACTCAGTGTCAAACTCAGTACCCCGAATAATCTTACCGCTGTCTCCAGAAGGCAAACTGTCTTTAGCGGTAAAGTTTGTAGTCTTTGTATAATTACTCATACCGTTTTACCCATTAGTGCTAATACGTTAATTTCTTGGAGAGACAGGGCAGACCCGTTAATGTCAGCCTCTAAACCTATTGTAATAATGCTACCGTTGCCTGTGGCTTGCACAGGGTTCCTAGTTGTTAGTTCTCCACCTGTAAACTCACCGATGCCAAACTCATCAACACCAAAGAAAGCAGGTGTTTGGTTTCCTACGGTAAATTCGTAAGTCTTAAAGTCAGTGTCTAAATCGTAAGCCCACTTAATAAACACTGTAGTACCACTGGCTCCGACCAAAGTAGGCCGCAGCTTTTTAAGCAGCTTAATCTTTGATGGATCACCAAAGGTTAAACCGGGGCTAAAGTACCTAAATCGGTACGCTGTTGTATTGTCTGAGTAACCTGAGTACGTACCCACGCCATCAGATGTACCAATGTACAGTGTACCGTCTGTGTCTCTTTCAAAGCACTTGTGAGGCACAGAGGTCCAACGTGTGACCCTATACGCTCCGTTCTCCAGCTTACCCTTGAGATCAAAGCAGTACACTGTTGATTGATCTGGGAAAGCAATTAAGTAAAAAGAGTTTTCAGGGCTGTACACAGATGCCGTAGGTAGTGTTCTGTTTTCTACCAGACTAATAATCTCAGTCTTCACATTTAGACTCAGGTCAGACAGAGGCAGTGACTTCTCTTGAATCGTTCTGCCAAAGCTGCGTAGCCCTGAGTTAGACATAAACAACACATCTGTACCTGTGTGCTGTACAGAGTTTCTACAGATGCACCCAACGCCAGCAACGGTGTCAACCAGAGCCATACTAGCTGGACTAGAAGCGTTACCGTACACAAGGATGCTGTGCTTACCAAATATAATCAGAGCGTTGTTGTGTGCTGCTAACGCCCTAACCTCGTCGTATCCATCAGGCCACGCCTTAGATACATCTATAGAACCACTGGAGCCGCCAGTGAAGTCCGTGCCTATCAACAGATCAGACCAGTAGATTGTCTGGGAGTCTGTTGCGTTATCTACAACCCACATACGTCCGTAGGCACCGATAGCCTCGTGACACTTCAGGGTTGCATCAGTAGCCGTACCGTTGGCTACAGTAAACGTACGCAGTCCTGTAGCGTTGTCGTACACCAAAGGGTCGTACCCACGTTGAAAGAAGTAAGCCTTATCGTTAAAGTTTACGATCTTCCAGTTGTTTTGCGTAATCGTGTATGAACCGGGAGTTACGTCAGTCAGGGTAGTAGTCCCTGTCATTATCTTGTTGTTGCCTGCGGTAAAGACTACCTCGTTACCTGCGTCATCGTAAAAGTAGTGAATCTTGTGTGCGTAATCAGTGCCTAGTTCGGTCTTGTTGGTAGTGACCACGTTTACACCTTTACGTGCAGCAATACGTCCACGCTTGTCAATCACAGCGTTGTCTGCAACGTCAGCGTAAGACGGATCCTGTGCAATCGGGGAGTCTTCTGTGTTGACACCCTTGAACGCAGGAGCGACTAGGTTAATGCTTTGTAGTGGCTGTGCCATGCACTAATCTCCTACGGTGTGTACCAAATGACTTCTTCAGGGTGCTTCTGTGCGTCCAGAGCAATCGCGTCAGACAGAAACTTATCAGCAATACCAAAGTACTCAGGTGCTGATGTACCGCCTGTCTCGCCACGCTCACGCGCTAGAAGAGCCACTGCCATGTGAATCACAGGCTGACTAGGAATCAGCAGCGTGTCCGTGTCAGCACTCAGGTCGTCGTTACGCAGAACACAGTTAAACCGCAGGTTGTACACGCCGTCAGGCTTTGGGTAAATGTCTATCTGTGTGTCACCGTCAGAGTCCACACCATTGTACGTGTAGTACTCAGGTGCGCCTGATACCGGGTCTTGGTTCAGGTACTTATCGTTGAACCAGTGCTGCGTGTTATACTGCATAAAGATGTTAGACGTATCATTAATTACATCCAGTGCCTTGATCTTGTTCTGCGACCCTGTGAGTACATAGTTAAATATGTCAGCAGTGGTCGTGATAGTCAACGTAGTACGTAACGCTGACCAGTCCCAAGCAGACTCTACAAACTTTTTAGCATCATTAACAAAGTCACCCACCATTTTGCTGTAGGTGTTATCAGTTACGCTAGATACCTCGTCTTCTCTGAGGCGTCTTAGTACGTTGTTTACCAAGTTCAAATATGTCATACGTTTGTACCGCCGTTAGAGTTAGTAAAGATTCCAGCTAAATAGTTAGTAATAGGAAACTCTGTTCTTGCCAAAAGCGTTGGGTCGCCAGCAATGTCAAAACTTAAGTCAAGAGGCTGGCCTGTTAACATACCACTACCACCACCACCGCCGCCACCTGAAGAGCTTCCTCCGTCATCTGGGGACGTTACAGGAGGTTCTGCATCTTTAACGCACTGGTCAAAACCCTCGGGGTCTAAAGAGTATCCCGGCTTACACTCACCACACGTTCCGTCTTCTCGTGTTACCCTGTTTTGTTGGTCACAAGCTGAAGTATCTACTGTCCCGCCAGAACAGTAACGGTCCCATGTTTGTGCGTCAAAGCCCATGCCTTCTGGTCTAGGCTCAGAACAAATTTCTTCTATTGTTTTAGTGCCGTCATCAACGTCTTCCGTGTCTATTAGAGGCTCATTACAGTCACTAAATTCGTGTTGATTCGGCGTAGACCCGTCAGGACACTCTGAGCAGTCACTCTCAAGAGTCGCGCCGTTAGCACACGGTGTAGGCTCAACTTGTTTTAACGGTTGACTGCAATCACCATTTTCGTGATCTGAGGCTGGCCTTCCGCTTGCACAGGTTGTGCAGTCACTTTCTAAAGTTGCGTTGTTTTCACAAGGAGCAACATAGCCGGGACAGTTAGTACCTTCACTATCTGTTTTACGTGTTCCATCTGTACAGTATTGGTCAGAACAGTTTATATCCCAGCTTTGAGCACCAAAAGTTCCATCAGCAGGTCTGCCTTGAACACAGTACGGATCGTCATCCCCAGCTTCAGGGTCTTCAGATTTAAGCGGCTTAGAACAGTCGTTGTCTTGGTGATCTTCTGGCATCGTACCGTCAGGACAACTAGTGTCTTCAGGAGGACCACAAACCCCATCAGAACCTACAACGTGCTCAGGATTAGAACAGTCTTCCGTACATACATCATTTAAGTCGTCGTATATTCTACCTTGCTCGTTACATCGCTGTTCTTCGGCACTCAGCGGCGGTTCGTATTCTGGACAGTTAGTACCCTCAGGATTGTCTTTTTCAGTTACACCGTCTTCACAGTAACCGTTATCAGGACCCTTGGGAACACATTGCTCACTAGATGCTGGTATGTCGGGATTTTCCGGACAAACAGGCTCACACCCGTTTCCAAAGTCTTTTTCTCCGTTTTCGCACGTTCCAGTAATCGGGATTCCTATGGTCCCGTTGTCATCTATATCTTGATCTAGTATTCCTTCAAGTGCTCCGATGATTTCATCACCGTACTGACCGCCTAAGATAATTACCCTAAGCCAATCAGGTATTCCGTCTGCTGTTGGATCAGCCGACCCCCAAATACTTCCATCATTAAAAATATCACCAACGGCGTCTTTTATTTTCCCAGCACAATCTACAGGATTTAAAGCACAGTCTATACCTTCTAAAGTCGAGTCAATAATTTCTCGTACTTTATCGCCAGTAGCCGTAGCAATGTCTTTAACACCTTGAGAAATAACTCCTGTTAATATGTCACCTGTTTTTAGCTGCGCTTCACATTCAGCTGGTGTGTTTTTTATTCCGTCTTCGTTATCGTCGCGCTCTCCGCACTCTTCTAGTTGACGGTCAATTTCATCATAAAACGGGTCTGTTACCTTGTCCCAAATGTCTCCAAGTGTAGGAAGCTGAAGTATTCCGGGAAACGGAAACCACTCAGGCAATCCCGGTATTTCAAAACCCTTAAAAATTACTTGTACGTGCCTACCAAAGTCTTCCCAGATATCTTTAATATCGAGCGGATTAACACAATTAGTTGTAACACTAGAAGTACAAATTTCTACTTTAGCGCCAATAGGTCCGTCACCTAAAATAGCTTCATTAAGAACTTGATTCGGGTTAAAACCACTAAACGACAAACCGCTTTGAATATATGAGTTGTCTTCTATTCCTGCGTTTTCGTACTCAATGAATAAATCTTGTATTTTTTGGTTTTTGTCTTCTTCAGTCGAGGTTGCGGCTTTTTCAAACTCCTTTAAAAAATCCTCGTACTGAGCCTGTTCATAAACATTATCAAAGTAATCAGAAAACTCAGGAATGTCATTAAGAAAGTCGTAGTCTTCTTTGTTTAAGTCGCGCCAAGTAGCTTCACCAGCATAGATACGCTCTAGTATAT